GTCATTCCAAATGTCAAGATATGAAGTTGAGCGAGCAGCTTCTTTCCATCGCCCGTCTTCTATGATGCCTTCCAACGAATTGCGCGTATTAGAAATTCCGGCAACTTCACCAAGCAATTTGCTGCCATCACCAACAAGCTTTTTCACAGTTGCAAGTGGGAGTCCGGTTTGCGCGGCAACGGTCTCAGCATCAAGGCCCACGGCTTTAGCGGCGTCAGTGTAGTTGTCGCCTTCTTCTACTGAAGCCCAAAGCTGTGTATGCGGTACATCTTCTGGGTTGTCCCAGTTATCGCCCATGCTTTGACCTGTGGACGTCTCATAAGCCTTCTTGGCATTGTCAGTATTTTCCCAAATCGTGGACGCGTAGGCTGCGATCTTTGCGGCAGCTTCTGCACTGTTGATAGCAGGTGCAGCGGTTTGCGCCATCTGTGTCAAGGGAGCCAAAGGCGCAGCAATCTCAGGCACGACATCCGTGATCTTAGGCGTAGGCAGCATCTGATTAACCGCTGCTTGCCCAGCACGTTGTAGTACCTCACGACGTGACATAGGCGTATTGATCGCCTTCTGTGCCAAGGCCTCTAAAGGCGTAGGTGTATGAGGCGGCGTGGGTTGCTGTACGGGCGGGCGTACCGGTGCTGGTTGCATTGCGCCAGGCGTTGACAATGGCGCAGGCAGCGGAGATGAGGGTGGCAGTGGGATGTCTGCAGGCCGCACAGCAGGCAGATTCTCAGGTGCTGCTTGCCCAAGTCCGATGATGCCGCGTCTTGCAAGATTGACAGGCGGCTCCATGGGCTTAGGTGGCCTGCGGCCAAAGAGACCAACCTCCATCATGGCGGGGTCTCGCATCAAAAGACTGGCGCCGTCATCATACGACGGAGACTCCGCCTGTTGCATGAGCATCTCAGCTCTAATACGTGCAAAGTCGTTCTCAGAGGGCACATTTATCTCCGAGTGTTGTTTGGCGGGTCAAAGTCATTGAAGATATCCTGCGCCCAATCTTGCTTCTTCAATTCTTCAAAAACTTCAGGAGTTATCTCTCCTTCAAAACCGCTATCTTCCAAGTCTGAAAGATTTAGCTTGTCTTGGTCTCGAGAAAAGTATTGCATATGCGTCTCAAAAGGTATCTCGTCGCCTGCCTTGTATATCGCGTTGTCATATATGTCGAACGCTTTATAGATTTTGTTTGCATCTTTTGCAGGTGCCTCTTCCAAATCGTCGTACTCTAGATAAAGTTGCATGCCTTGCTCAAGAGCTTTTTTCTCTTTTGCTGTCATGTATTTTTCAAGTATTGGAGAGACCGCGCCATACATTGCAAAAGGGTCTTCATAAGCTGCAGCTACGTCATGTGCGCTTGGTGATAACGCGCTTAACACAGCTGCTTTAACTGCTTTGAGAGGGTCAGGCTTAACAGCTTGTTGCAAAGGAGATAGCGCATCAGAGATACCTGGGGTAGGCAGCATTTGGTTCACTGCAGTTTGCCCGGCACGCTTAAGCACCTCGCGGCGCGACATTGGCGTATTAATTGCATTCTGTGCCAATGCCTCAAGTGGCGTAAGGGTGTGCGGTGGTGTAGGTTGTTGCACAGGAGGCTGTGCAGGCTGCATTGCACCGGGCGTAGACATAGGCGTAGGCAGCATAGAAGACTGCGGCAGTGGGATATCTGCAGGCCGCACAGCAGGCAAATTCTCCTGTGCAGCTTGCCCCATGCCAATAATGCCACGTCGCCCAAGATTCACAGGCGGCTCCATGGGCTTAGGCGGCTTACGTCCGAAGAGTCCGACCCGCATCATGTTGGGGTCTTGCATCAACAAACTGGCGCCATCGTCGTACGACGGTGACTCTGCTTGCTGCATGAGCATCTCAGCTCTAATACGTGCAAAGTCGTTCTCAGAGGGCATATGGGTTGATCCGCGGCCGGCGGTCCTCGTCGTATGAGTCATCCGGATTGTATACCGGATCAATGTTCAAGAACCCTAAGTCTCGCAAAAGTCTGAGGGCCTGCGATGTTGCGTCCACAAGGTCGTCGTGCCTGACTTCTGGGAAGGCGCAGAGCTGGTTAAGCAGTGGCTCAACCCATGACCTTGGGGCACCAGGCGTGGTGGTCGACTCAGGGATGTAGATGCGGCCACGTTGGATGATGGGCGCCACCAGATTGAGCCTCATCATCTTGTCTGCAGAGCCTGGGTTGTAGCTCCTCACAGGTAGACCACCGCGCTGCAGGTCTTGCACAAGGGAGATGCCTGCCGACTTGTCCTCGATCAGTATCATGTCGACCTTCTTACCTGAGCCAAACTCATTGTCATCGCCGTATATGCTGGTCGCTTCCTCAATGACCTTAGGTCGCAGGTCTGGGTATTGTAGATGCTCCTCCCAGCAATCGATGACCATTGCCGACATGGGCTTGTCGTCATTAGGCTTGAACACGCCAAAGACGACGCACGCGGTCGGGTCGTTTTTAGTCTTGTCTGACGTGGCACAGTCGTAGCTTTGCACGACATACTGAAATCTGGGCAAGGGCTTGTCATGCGGCCACAGCTTGAACCAGTTGCGCTTGATGATGCCTGCCTCTTCTGGGTCGATGATCTCGGCGTAAATCTCTTGGCGGCCAAGGGTCGTGCCTTCGTACTGCAAGATCTGCTTTTGGAATGTAGGGGCTAGGTTCTTGATGTTGTCGTACGTGGATGCTGTGGTGTAGCATACATCATCCCCATCGCGATTGACCAGATCCACGATCAGGGGCTTAGGCTTTGGCGTTGTGGTGGCAATGATCTTGGGGTGCTGGCCCAGGCGCATGCCGAATTGCAGCATGTCCCATGCATCATCAAGGTAGTCCCATGCAGCAAGCTCGTCAAGCCAGCCGCCATGGAACTGTGGGCCGCGAAAGCGAGAAGGTTCAGACGCCGCAATGCCTTTGATGATCGTGCCGTTCTTGAGCTTGATCTCATGCAGCGACTTGATGTAGTCTTCGATCAGCATTTCAGGGACAACAGCGAGGAGCCCCGACTCTCCTTCAAAGCACACGTCACGGACGTCGCCTGATGTGGGTGCTGATACGAGCCAACGTGTATTAGGCTGTGTCCATGCTTCCCACCATAGCCACTCAGCTGCGCATCGTGTTTTGCCTGCACCCCGTCCAGCCAAGAGCAACCAGATTGACCACCAGTTGCCACTTGGAGTGATCTGGTGGTCATTGGCAATGGATAACCATTTGATGCGGGCTTTGAGTGCCGCCTGCCACTCTGGCGAAGCAGTATTGAGGTTTGGCCCCGACTTGATCTTTTGCGCTAACCTATTTGCTATCGCCGGCTTCAGCATCGGCTTGCCTTGCAGCTAAAAGCTCAGTGACGAGTGATTGCGCAAAGTCATGTACAACGTCGACCTCGATGGCTCCGTCATTCTTGCCTGTGACTTCGACTTTGGAGTTCTCACGATATTCTGCGGGGAACCTAGCAGCCATAGACCGAGACCACAAACCTGTGTTCAACTTCGGCCCGCCGGGGTTCTCGATCATGTGATTCTGGGCAAGAGACTCATAATAATCAAGCGCATCAAGACGCGCTATTTCTAAGGCAGCCCGAAACTCTTCATGTGCGCCTTCCCAGTTACGGAGATTGTTGGGCGCAATACCCAGACGTGAAGCGATTTGCCAACGTGAAAGGCCTAGCTTACCCATGCCCTCGATCTTATCGCAAAGAGCGGGGTCATACGTGGTGGGTCGACCAAGCTTAGCTTTTGTGAGTGCAGTCATAGTCATCATTATACACACCTAGTGGAGCCAGAGTACACTCTTTTATGCAGTTCTGGCAGATTACAAAAAAGATTACAAACATCGCGAAAACTATATAGGATAGTGTATATATATATATAAATATATTTAGATTTATAGATAGTAATAAATGTAATATTGTAATTAGAGAATCGAATCAATAACTTAGAGCATTTTTTCATGTAATTTTTGAGTAATAAGTTTTGTAATTTAGAACGAGTCAGTGCTACTTTGTACTTCTCTTGCGATCGCATCAGCTGTCTTTTTGGCGATTTGTCTTTTATTACAACTCTCCCAGTCCCGAGTATTACCAATGAACCAGCCCCTCACTGTGACGTTTTTCCCAGCGTCCTGGTCATCTTTTTTCATGAACACGATTGCCTCGTCCCCCGGTGTAATGCTCGACAGCGCCGCCTTTACATACTTAGTGTGTGGCATCTTTTCCTCCCCTTGCCAAGTTCGGTAGAGTATTTGCAGCTGCTGATTGGTGAAGAATGACACATCACCAATGTGGATCTTTACCCAGTCAAGAAGCTCATTGGCAAATTGCTGTGTGGGCGACTGGCTCATCTTCACCACCTGCGCCTTGCGCTTGGTCTCCGGCGCTGCTTGGAACGGGTCAAAGTGAGCAATGTCCCTAAGGTAATACCAATTGAGCACTTGGCCAAACCCGCCAGCCCTTGCCCACTTCATGAGTGCCGTCACCATGGGCCGAGTCTCCAAGTTAGTCAGCGTCTCCGGCTTGTAGATTGCTTCACGTCGTGCGTTGTTGCCCATCGTAGTCACGTAAGGCCGATTGGTCGTGAATACGAAATTCATATAGTTCTCTATGGAATATTGCTGGCCATATTTATTATTTATAGTTATTTCCTTGGACGTGATGAAGTTCTTCAGCTTGGCTGAGTGGTCGTCCCTGTCAGATGAGGGCTCATTCACCACCACAAAGATCTTGTTCTTCAGTATGCCGTTGAAAGAGCCGAAGAGCTCATCAGGCCCCACGATGATTGCAGGCGACCCCTCACCAATTCCTAGCATCTCAGCTATGAACTCAGCCACGGCTGATTTGCCAATGCCTTCAGTGCTGGATACAAACTGCGGTGTGGTGTTGTTACGCCTATGCGGGTACTGCACGATGTTGGCAACCCAGTCATGCCAGTACTCCGCAAACTCAGGCTCATCTCTGAAGAAGTAGTTGCAAAAGTCAATGTAGATTTGCACATCGCCTTCAGCCGGCTCATAGGCCCATGAATTGAGGTAGTTGTAGCAACCATCCGGAGTGACACGGATCCCCTGATAGTGTGGATATACCCCTACCTTGCGGATGTCGCACCTCTTATGCCACTTCTTGTATTCCTCAAGCATGGGGATTTCCTTGCTGACTACCTTAGGTGGGCTGCCATTGCGGCCAGGGGACATGCTGGTTTGCACAAAGATATGCTGTGCCGAGTCTATCTTAGCTTTTTGAAAGCCCATAATGTGCCCATCACTAAGCCTGATCACATCGCCATTCAGCATGGCGTAGCGCGTTGAGAACTCGTGCAGCTTAACATCGAGAGTGTCGAGGCCGTTCATCACAATGCTGGTTGTGGTCAGGACCTCGGCCAAAGTCTTGTTCGCCATGAGGTGGTCGTCGATGGCGTATTTGCGACCCTCGCCGTATCCGAATTTGCCTACACGGCAAAGGTGGACCTCAGCGCCTAAGCCCCGCAGTGTGATTGCTAGCTTAGTCTCAGCAAGAGCCACCTGCTCATTAGGCTCACCATCCGGCTTGGCGCCGTCATAGTCGAAGATGATGAAGACCTGCCTGCTCTTAGATTCAAAGCTGGTCTTTTTCCTCCACATGATTTGCAGCAGGTCCTTGTGCAGGTGCAGTCCCTGCTTGTCAGTCCAGCTTGTAACCCCTGCTAGCCCAAGACAGGCGTAAAGCAAACTGTCTTTGAGTATCGTTTTGTTGATGGCCCAGGCCTTGAATTCCCCTTCTGTGATGATGATGGGAATGTCAACGTCTGTGGCAACGCGGCGCCAGTTTGTCTGCGGCGTAAAATAGATATGGCTGCCACTGGCTCGAGCCTGTGAGTACTTCATTTTGCCTCGAGGCACCAAGAGCCTGACGCGGTTGAAGTCTGTTGGCTTGCCATCGATGTCCCAGTATGGGATGCGGATGCTCAGCTCACTGGTGTGGCCGATCAGTTTCCGCGTGGCCTCGCGATCAAGAAACTCAAGTCCCAGAGCTGCTATGTCTGTGTCATCGAATTGTCTTTCTTCGAGGTAGCTGTTGTATAATTGCTGTGGTGTTAGTACACTTGCGCCAAAACCACTTGGCGCAGTCTGTTGTTGCATAGTCGTCCTTCGTAATGACAAAGGCCCCTAGATTGTCTAGATCTAGGGGCCTCATTTTTTATAATCGGTTCAAAAAGTCTTCGGTCAGTTCCTCTGCTGTTGGCAGCGGCGTGTAAGGCGCAATCTTGCTGAGCAGTTTGAGGAAGTCATTGGCCGTTTCGATGATGGCATCTGTATGTAAGTCGTCGCTGATGCCTGATGGCACGAAGCCGAAGAATAGATCAGAAAGAGCCGGGAAAATCATGGTAGATACCTTTCAATAGTCAAAGAGTTGATGGTCTGAGTGGCATCCAGCAGGCGCCACCAGGTAACTATACACCACTTTTGGGATCTGGTGGCCCAAAGCATGGTGCGGAGGCACCATTATACCACCTAAGTTGTTGATTCTAAAGGCTTTCTGCATATTACAAAAATTTTTGCAAAAAAAGTTGCAAAGACTGCTTAAGCAGATGTACAATCCACTTACAGCAACGTTGCTGTGATGTTAGATTGACCATTGAAAGGTATGTATCATGCTTTATTACCAATACTCTGATGCGCATTTGGCTGATGCAGCCAAGTTGTTGAGCAGCATCAATCACGAGCAGCTTGAAACCCTGTTGGCCAAGATGGACGATCATCCACGTTGCATGTTGGCTCATGCAGTCAAGAAAGTGCAAGCCGAGCTCGGCCCCGTCAGCGGCAACTTTGCCAACCCCAACGGCATCATTTGCTCAGCATGCGGCTTCGACGATTGCAACATCACCGTTGATGAAGACGGCGGGCCCGATCGCATCACATGTTTGTATTGCGATCACGTCGAGCATCTGGACTGATGTACAATTTACTCGTGGCCATCCACACCAACTGACTATTGAAAGGTATTTATCATGAACGACATCGAAACAACTATCTACACGGCGGATAACGTCCGCATCAGCGTTGACGAATGGGATGACGGCGGCGTGTGGCTGGGCTTGCAAGGCCGCGGTGCCAGCATGCACGCAGTTTTGACTCGCGCTGAGGCCGAGGCAATGCTCAAGGGCCTGCAGGCAATTCTGGCAAAAGAGGTGACAGCATGACCGCATACACAGTCTACCTGCTCAGCGAAAAGCGCTTTCAGCACACCATCACCGTGATGGCCAATGACCCCGACCACGCCATTGGCATCGCGCTTGAAGAGTGCGACTTTGAGGTCCGTGAAGCCTACTGCGAAGACGAGGCCTTTTACCAATGAAAAAGCAAATCCTTGACGCAGTGCTCACCGGCGTTATTCTTGGCGCCCTCGTGTTTGTCCTCGAAAAATGGTGGTTCGCATGAAGGCGCTAGAACTCATCAGAAATGCACTGGCCCTGCTGGGCCTAGTGTCCACCATCATTGTTGTTGGTGTGTATCTCGGCTACACCTCGTATCAACCAGCCTGCGGTATGTGGGTGGCCGCTTTCACCAAGGAGTGCAAATGAAAGAAGACACCACACCCATCGACCCCACATGGATGGAAGTCCATGGCGGCTTTGCAAAGGACATGACCCTGCGTGACTGGTACGCTGGGCTGGCTATGCAGGGATTGACTGCTAATGGGGCGGACTCTTCTGAAGCAGACAACGGTTGGAGTTGGTTTGCAGGGGAGGCATATTCAATGGCAGACGCAATGCTGAAAGCGAGGGATGCGAAATGAACCTACAAGAAATTGTTGAACAGGTTGGCGGTGTATTTGACGTACTTGCTTTAGGGCGACATGACGGAATCTTGTTCACACGAGCAGAACTGGAAGAATTGGTCGCCTTGGTAGCCGCGCATGAGCGTGAAGAATGCGCCAAGCTGTGTCATAGGTTTTCTAATCGAGTGATGAGCGCAGGAGAATGCGCTGGCGCAATCAGAGCAAGGAGCAAAGCATGACCGACACTCAATTTTTGATATTGCTTGCCACAGTTTGGATTGCCCCGCAGGGTAATCCTTACTGCAATTTGTTTATAGGGTCTTCGATTCTTCTTGTGACTGCTGGCAGAGGATTGGGGTTTATATGAACGATGAAGAAGACAGCGGCGGTGATTTCTTTTTTGACCTACTAAAGACAATCATTGCACTACTGCTTTTTATGATTTTTGTTACCGTGATTGGTAGCATTGTTTGGGGGCTAACATGAAAGATGCAGAGGACGAAGCGTTTGAGGACATTGACCGTAGGCAAAGATGGTGGGGCAGTGGCTTCCAAGCCAAGCGTGCAGCGGCTGCGAACAAGTTGCAGGATGGCAAATGCAAGCTGTGCGTTGACGGATGTGCGGCCTGTGATGCTAGGGCACAGCCAGCGCAGGAGCCTGTGGCGTTGGTAATTGATGGTGTGCTTGTGAAATCTGCTTTGCCTGAAAAGTACACAGGACATCTCTACACCACCCCACCACAGCCAGAGCAGAAGCCTGTGGCGTGGGCCATCTATGACAAGCGCGGAGGAAGCAAATCACTTCACTGGCCTGAAAATCATTCGCCTGATGGGGATGCAACTAAGTTTGATGCAGTACCCCTCTACACTGCCCCACCACAGCCAGCGCAGGAGCCGCCATCAGAATGGGCGGGCATCAAAGCCGTACTGGATGAGTACGGCTTGCAAGCGATTGATTTTGTGGCTGACTTCAAAGCAGCCTTGGCACAGCCAGCGCAGGAAAGCTGGAGAGAATTTGCATCAGACTATGAGCGCGGTTTTATTGACGGGATGCAAAAACAAGCCCAGTCTAGTGTGGACAAGGCGGTCAATCAAATGGCACAGCGCAAATGGGTAGGGCTGACCGATGAGGGAATAGCGGGGCTA